TCAGATTGTGTTGATTGGTTACCTGCACCTGTACGAATTACCTGCTCAAGAAGGTCAATGGTGTCTGCTGGCAGATCGTACTCAGACGTACCAGCAACGAGGCTTACGGTGCCTTCATCGATGGTCCACAGGTTGATCCCACGGTTCTGCCACTCAATGGTCATCAGGTTCATGGACCGACGTGCAGTACGCAAATCGTATCCAGAGCGCATTTCACGGCCAGCACGCTCCCACGCTTCTTCAGCGATCTCCGTGAAGTCCATGTTAAATGCGGTAGTACCTGACGTTGCCATTACTTTTTACTCGCAGATTTCTTCTTGGCTGGAGCTTTTTTCTTAGCTACAGGCTTCTTTTCAACGGGTTTTTTAACGCCCATTGCTTCTAGTTTAGCCTCTGCTTGCTCTTTAGTCATCAAGTCAAATACAACTGTGACATACGTACCGTCTGCGTTTTTAGTGCCTATCTGATAGACCGGCTCTCCCGTAGAAAACTTTCCGTTTTGAAACACTTCCATTGTTTCTCTCCTTACGTATACAACGTCTTTTTACGTCTGTTATTCATAACAGCACCGCAACCACGAGCTATGGAACGCTTACCACGAGCAAGTCCACCCTCGCGAAACTTTACTTCCGCTTGTTTGGTGTTTTTGACCACAGTCTTACCTTTCTTGCCTTCCCGCTTCTTCTTTTTAGCTGTCGAAGAACGTTCAGACTTAGATAGGCTTTGGGCCTTACTTCTAGGCAAACAACGATCAGGGTTCTTTTTGTCTTTAGAAGTGCCGCACTCGCCTTTGATTTCGCCATCAGTACCGATGCGAACCCACTCTTGATCTCGCCACTTCTTCAGCTCACCCATTACTTCTTCGCCTTTTTACCTTTAGCACCCTTAGCATAGTTAGGGTCTTTGCAGTATTTAGACGCCGCCATATTTGCATAAGCAGACGGGTACGTATCAAAGGTGCGCTTCGCCCACGCCTTACCCTTGGCACATATTTTCCCGCCTGACTTATAGTAACGTCGCATGTTATCGCATCTTACAAGGACGTACGCCTTTACGTGCAAGACCTGCGCCACGAACCTTGCCGCCTTTAGCGTAGCCTTTTTTGACCATTTTCCCACCTTTCATTTTCTTAGCGGGTGTTTTGGTCTTTGCTTGTTTAATCATCTCTTTAGTAAGAGTGGGATCTTCAGCGCGTGTTGGACCTGATTTCTTTTTAGCCAGTTCTGGCTTAGGCATAGACCCTGCCTTTTTACCTTTAGCAATAGCATCTGTGTTTTTACTCAGCACGCCGCGTCCAATCAGTACATCTTCCTGAGTGACTTCGCCATCGCCGCTCAGGTCAGGCATCTTGCCGCCGTTCTTATAGCCTTTCTTCATCATTTTCATTTTCATCTCCCTCCGCGTAGAGATTGTCAAAAACTTGATTTACATCCAGCGTATAGTCTAAGTCAGACTTACTGTAGTGGATATGCTGAGAAGGCATAAAGTCTGGAGCACCTTCTCCTAATTCAAACTGTGCTGGGCGTGTGACGCGAACACGGTTATTTGGCAACGCCACTATATTCCCTGTCCACTTCCCCGCATCTAACAACTCAAGCACATGCGCTTGTTTGTGCTGTGCTGGGTCATCAGCGATATCGGACTCCGTATAGTCCACCGTAAAGTAATACTTGGCTGGGTAGAACTTACCGTCAATCTTTGCCATCCAAGGGCAAGGAGTACAGCTATCTAGCACATAAACACTGTGCGTATGTGACGGACAGTCCCACGGTTGAGCCGCCCAAACCGGCATAGGTTCAGGCCACTCTTGAAATGGTGTGTCCCCTACAAGCGCTGTAATCGGCATACGTGCCCACATAGCACCGCCGTGAACGTTAGGCTCATCCGTATCGTCTGTTTCACAGCCAGTAAAAATGACCTGAAACGAAAGACAACGCTTAGGTATGGTGGTCACGGCGATTACCATAGCGTGTAAAAACTCACCATGATACGCCGTGTGGTTGTGCGTATATTCCCTACGAACCCAACATTTAAAGTACGGTATGTTTGACTGTAGGAACGCCATCAGCAGTTCCACTTCCGCAAACTTTTGTTGATGCGGCTGTTAGGGTCATTCGCTGTCTTTGCGCTAGTGTTGCGCTTCTTCATACCCTTCATGCGGGCACAGAAAGACTTACGCCGTTTAGCGGCCTTAGAACCTTTCTTTAGCTTGCTAGGCTTAGTCGTTACCGCAGTCTTCAGCTTACTGCCGGGGTTCTCCCGGCGGTAGCTTTCAACCCCTTTCTTGTTAAGCCCGCCTGACTCGCTCTTACCTTCCTTGCGCGTCCACGCAGGGCTTTTCTTAACCGAGCCGCCTTTCTTGTAGTAAGCCCGCATAGTATTTACCCATAGAACACTGTCATAGCAGTAATGTTAGTGAACGCACTTACATACACATCTGACTGGCACCGTATACCGTCATCAGGAATGTTGACGGAGTGGGAATCAGAAGCAACGAAGTCTAGGTCTAATACAGTGCTTCCACCATTACCATCAGTGATAGTAAGGCGGGGGCTTCCTGTAGTGCTCAAAACTTGCACTTGGCGAATACGCGCGGGGCCAACACCTAAAGATCCTACACCCGTGACGCGTTTGGACTGAACATCTGATCTAGGCATTGTTCACTCCTTATCCAGCGGATACAGTCAGAACACCTGAGTCGCTATACAGTTGACCTGCAACAGATGGATCCGCAGTAGGCAAATCTTTGAAGATGATGACGCTGTTAGTACCGTCGTGAGTAATCGAGATGTTCTCAGTTACTGTACCAGTGCTAGCGGCTTTAGTGATGTCCTTGAAGCCATTCTCCGAACGGACTGGACCTTGGAAAGTAGTATTAGCCATGTGAATCTCCTGTCTCGGCTAGTGTCAGCCACGGAATGCGACTGTCAGGGATTCATTTTTTATAACACACAAAAAGAAAGGGGGCAACGAATGCCCCCCTCTAATCATTAAGCTCCGGGCGAACCGAAAATGCCTAATGGGTCTGACACGCCGAACGAGTAACGCTCACGAGCCTTGTAGCGGCTGTTGCCAGTATCAAAGTCAGCATCCATAGATGTAGACATTGGGGTACGGACAAAGTGCTTGAGGCCGTTAGGAACGTCAGTCATCAAGAACCAAGCGTCAGTATCAGTCAGGTAATGGTTAACAGTGTAACCCTCTGGGATAGAACCGTTATTGCGAATCGCATTAAGGTCGTTATCCGCAGTACCCACGCGACCTTCTGTTTCGAGCAAACGAGTTGCAACGAACTGAAGAGCGGGTGGAATTACCAGCTTCTTAGGCTTGGCGGCGATGAGAAGACCACGCTCGTCTGTCCAACCAGCGATCTGAATAACGGCGGCTTCCAAAGAAGTCTCGTTAAGATCAGCCGCAACAGTTGGCTCATTCGAGTTGCTACCACCGCTAACCAGTGGGTGATCGGTAGTGCAAAGTGCCTTACCGTCGCCGTAGGTCACACCAGTGTCAAACGCACTATTCAAGATAGTAGCGGCCTTGACCTGCTTGGTGTACGCCATAGCACGTGCGAGAGCCTTCGTATAACGAGCAGACAAAGAGTCATACAAGTTATCTTCGATAGCTTCCTCAGTGATTGAGAAGCCCATCGCGATGGTCTCGTGTGTATAGCGAGCAGTCCACGCTTCCTGAGCATTGTCATACTCAATTGCGGCACCTTCGTTTTTAACAGGTGCGGCTGAAAAGCCTGAGAGCTTGGTCTCTTCCTCAAACGAGCGATCTGAGGTTTCGGTTTCAAAGATTTCGGCGTGCTCTTCGCCGTATTTTGCGTACTCCATTCCAAACAGAGCGTTCAGTCCGGGAAGGAGTTCCTTAAGTAGCTGGGCGCGTGAAATAGCCATTGCTTAAATCTCCTTATACGCCAGTCGTGTTGTCGTACTGGTGACCTGCGTTCCACTTAACGTAAGCCTCAGTAAAACCACCCGAGCTGTTTTTAGTTTCCTCAACCAAGCCGACGATGCGGAAAGGAAGAGTGTTAGTAGTAGCGCTGGTGTGAGAAATCGCGCAACGAGAGTTGCCTGAAGTCGAATCACCAGTGTTATCTACGCCTGCGACGTTAGCACCGATGTCAGTCTGTGCAAGGTCACCGATAGTAGTAC